TTCGATGTGCGGCCGTCGAACGCGGTGTCCTTCCGTGACCTGTCGAAGCTGTCGGGTGCCGCGGGCGGTAACGCGGTGCCGACCGACTTCTACGGGCAGTTGGTCGCGCACCTCATCGAGACGTCCGCGATTCTGCAGGCCGGGGCCACGGTGCTCAACACGGCGTCCGGCGAGACGATCCAGGTCCCGAAGACGACCGCGCACTCCAGCGCGGCGATCGTCACCGAGGCGGCCGCCATCGGCGAGTCCGACCCGGCGTTCGGGCAGGTCTCCCTCGGCGCGTTCAAGTACGGCACCGTCATCCAGGTGTCCCGCGAGCTCCTCACCGACGCCGGTGTGGACCTGGAGGGCTACCTGGCGATGCAGGCCGGGCGGGCGCTGGGCAACGCTTTCGGCTCGCACGCCATCACTGGTACCGGTTCGGGGCAGCCTCGGGGCATCGTCACCGACGCCACGGTGGGCCGCACTGGTGCTGCTGGCTCGACGGTCACCTTTGGTGATCAGAGCGCGGCGGGTGCGGGTGCGGACAACCTGATCGACCTGTTCCACTCGGTGATCGCGCCGTACCGGATGTCATCCTCCTGCCGGTGGATCATGAACGACACCACGGCGGGCACTGTCCGGAAGATCAAGACGACGGACGGCCAGTACATCTGGCAGCCGTCGGTGGTCGCCGGAACGCCGGACACCATCCTCGGCAAGCCGGTGCTCACCGACCCGAACGTGGCAGCTCCGGCTGCGAACGCGAAGTCCGTGATCTTCGGTGACATCAGCCAGTACTTCGTCCGCATGGCGGGCGGCGTGCGCTTCGAGCGGTCGGACGAGTTCGCGTTCAACGCGGACCTGGTCACCTTCCGGGCACTGATGCGGGCGGACGCCGCGCTGGTCGACCTGACCGGCGCCGTGAAGGTGTTCCAGCACAGCGCCACCTGACATCAGCCCTGAGAGGGCCGGCTCCTGTCGGCCCTCTCACGGCCAAGATTGGAGAAAGATGTCCACCTTCGACGATGTACTCGTCAAGCGGTCCCTGTCCCCAGCCGCGCGTACCGCGACCACCAACGGTGTCTCCGTGGACCGGGTTGTGAACGGCGGCATGCAGGACGCCGTCCTCGTGGTCACCACCGGCACGATCACCGACGGAACGCACACGATCACCCTCGAAGACTCCGCGGACGACGTCACGTTCGCGGCCGTCGATGCGGCCCAGCTTCAGGGCACCCCGCCCGAGATTGCCGCCGTTGACGACGACAAGGTCTTTGAAGTCGGGATCCGGTCCACCCGGCAATTCCTGCGCGTTGTCGCGACGGTCGCCGGCGCCACCTCTGGCGGCGTGTACGGCGCCACAATCGCGCTCGCCTCTCCCCGGTTCTCGCCGGTCAGCCGCGCCTAGGAGGCTGTCATGAAGATCCGTATGAATGTCGCGATGTCCGGCACCCGGAACGGGCAGCCGTGGCCGAAGCGCGGTGAGGTGGCGGAACTGCCGACCGCCGAGGCCGCGCACCTGGTCGCCTCCGGTGTCGCCGAGCAGGTAGCAGAGCCGAAACCGGTGGAGACCGCGGTCGCACCGCCCGTTGAGACTGCCGTGCCGACGACCGATAAGCCGCGGGGGCGCGGTCGGCCGCCCAAGGCACGGGGGTGATCACCCGTGGCCAATGACTACGCCACGTTGGCCACGCTGAAGCTGTCGCTGGCCATCACCGACACCGACCGGGACGTCCTGCTGAACCAGGCGCTGGCTTCCGCGTCCCGCGGTATCGACCGGATGACTGGCCGCCGGTTCTACCTCGACGCCACGGCGGTACCAAGGACGTACAACCCGGCCGGGAAAGTCGTGCGTGATGGATCCGGTGAGCGACTGCTCACTGACGACATCGGTGATGACGCCGGGCTGATCGTGGAGACCGGCGCCGGCGGCTCGTGGACCGCGGTCACCGACTACGAGATGACGCCGGACAACGCGCTCGCGCGTGGGTTGCCGGTGACTGGGCTGCTGCGGCCTTCGGCGGGCTGGGGATCCGGCACGACCCGGGTACGGGTCACCGCCCAGTGGGGCTGGCCGGCGGTGCCCGACGAGATCGTGCAGGCCACCCTCTTGCAGGCCTCAAGGCTGTTCAAGCGGAAGGACTCCCCGGAGGGGATCACCGGCTCGGCGGAGTGGGGCGTTGTCCGCCTCGGCCGCGTCGACCCGGACGTCCACGCCCTCATTCAGCACTACGTGCTGCCCGGCTTCGGATAGGAGGATCTGTGCAACTCTCCGCTGTGCGCGAGGCGATCGCCGTCGCTGCCTCCGCGGTCGTGCTGCCGGCGAACGCCGGGACGCTCACGTGCTTCGGCTACACCCCGGACTCCGTCGTTGCCCCCTGCTTCTTCACCGGCGAGGTGGACGTCAACTTCGACCGCACTTTCGGCCGCGGCCTGGATGAACTCGAGGTCACCTGCCGGGTGCTGGCTGGGCGGGGCGACGACAAGTCGAGCCAGGTAGTGCTGGACGCGATGCTGTCCGGCGGCGGGACGGCATCTCTAAAGAAGGCCATCGAGGCGGCTCGCGGCGCGCCTGGGCAGATGGCGCTCGGCGGCCTGGCTGATGACCTGCATCTGATGCGGGTGCAGGGATACCGCTGGTACGAGCATGCCGGCACGCAGTACGTGGGTGCCGAACTGATCATCAAGGTCATCGGACCGGGAGGGACCTGAGATGGCGAAGTTCGTTCTGACCAATGTGCGCATGTTCGCCGTCGGTACTGACCTGACTGGCGTGTCCAACAAGGTCGAGATCAGCAGCGAGGTCGAGGACAAGGACGCCACGAACTACGGCTCCGCCGGCTGGACGGAGGTCCTCGGAGGCTTGGCGTCGGCGGAGATTTCCGCCGAGGGACAGTGGGAGGCCGGCGACCCGTCCAAGGTCGACAATGCTTCCTGGTCCCAGCTCGGCGGCACCGGTCCGTGGTCCGTCGGCCCCGTCGGCGCGGCCGTCGGCGACCTGGCGTACTTCACCAACGCCCTGCGCTCCAGCTACAAGCTCGGTGACACGGTCGGCGAGGTCGCCCCGTGGGAAGCCGAGGCCAAGTCCTCCTGGCCGCTGGTGCGTGGGCAGATCGGGCATCCGCCGGGTACCGCCCGGACCGCGACCGGTACCGGCACTGCGCTGAACCTTGGGGCGGTGGCAGCCGGGAAGCGGTTGTACGCCTCGCTGCATGTCCTGTCGGTGGCCGGTACGACGCCGTCCATCACCGCCAGCGTTGAATCGGATGACGCGAGCGGCTTCCTGTCGCCGACCACGCGGCTGACGTTCGCCGCGGCGACCGCTGCGGGCGGCCAAATCCTTCGCACGGACGGAACGGCCATCACCGACACATGGTGGCGCGTGGCCTGGACCATCAGCGGCACCTCGCCGTCGTTCCTCTTCGCTACCTCTCTCGGAATCAGGTGATCACTCATGGCCAAGATGGTTCTACTGGCGAGCTTCGTCAGCCTCAACGGCACCAATCTGTCCAGCTACGCCAAGAAGGTCGAGCTCACGACCGAGGTCGAGGACAAGGACGTCACCACCTACGGCAGCCTCGGCTGGACGGAGGTCCTCGGCGGGCTCAAGAGCGGTGAGCTCTCCCTGGAGCTTCTGCAGGACGTGGCTGATACCGCGCTGGACTCGATCATGTGGCCGCTGCTCGGCACTGTCGTCCCGTTCGAGGTCCGCCTGGACCAGGCCGCAGTCGGCACCTCCAACCCGAAGTACTCCGGGTCGGTGCTGATCAACGGCTGGAACCCGATCGAGGGCTCCATCGGTGACGAGGCGTCTGTCTCCGTGGACTACCCGACTTCTGGCCAAGTGGTCAGGGCGACGGTCTGATGGCCGGTGGCCCGCCGTTCGAGCTTCGGGCGGAGAACCACGAGGGACTCTCCGCCTTGGTGCGGGCCCTGCGCCAGGAGGAGGACGGCAAGCAGCTCCGTAAGGAGCTCGCGAAGAACATGCGCGTGGCTCTCAAGCCGGCGGCCGTGCAGGCCAAGAGCTCGATCATGTCGATGTCCTCCGCGGGGCCGGGCACATCCCCGGCTCTACGGTCGGCCATCGCGAAACGGATCCGCCCCGAGGTGAAGCTCGGCGGCCGGTGGACCGGCGCCCGGGTCAAGGCCCGTAAGACGCCCAACATTCGCGGCTTCGCTCAGGCGCCCAAGCGCACACAGCGCGCTTCCGGCTGGCGCACGCAGACCTTCGGCAACGGCGAGTGGCGCACACAGCACGGCAAGCTCGGCTGGTTCGACCAGTCCATGCAGGGCCGCGCGACGGAGTACCGGGACGCGGTACTCCAGGCCATGGAAGAGATGGCCCGGCGCATCGCGAACCGGGCCGGATGAGAGGACGCACGACGTGATTTTGGTGTACGCGCCCGAAGGGGCCGAGGAGCCGACCCGCTTCACCTACAACCCGCGGAAGCTGATGTCCGCCGAGCGGGAGATGCTCGAGCGCCGCACCTCGCGGAACTTCTCCAAGTTCACCACTGACGTCCTGGAGGGCAACAGCCAGTGCCGCCGCGCGCTGCTGTTCCTGTTCCTCAAGCGCCAGCACCCCGGCGTGAAGTACGAGGATGTCGACTTCGCTTGGGACGAGCTGCAGCTGGAGTACAGCAAGAGCGAGTACCTGCAGATGCGGGAAGGGATGCTGACCGCCCTCACCGGCGACCAGCTCGCCATCGCGCTGGAGCAGATCGACAAGGAAATCGAGACGGCCTACGACGACTCGGCTGATGAGGGAAAAGCGGGGCTGCCGATCGCCGCATAGGTCGGCTCGGCGACGCGGCACATCTCCTCGGCGTGAGACCCAACGACTGGGCGAACTACACCGTCGAGCAGGAGGACGCCCTCCTGGACTGGCTCGACGCCTACCAGCGGTCGGTGGAAGACGCCGAGGCCAAATCGAAGAAGTGAAAACACAATCTCGACCGTGTTAAAGGAACACGAACGATAGTCTGTCGGTATGGCCATACCCTGTTCTGCCGAGTCGTGTGATCGCCCCGCCCACGCAAAGGGCTTATGCGGAGGTCATTACGCCCGCCTCCGGGAGGGACGTCCACTGGACGTCCCTATGCCGAGACGCAGAAAGATCGCCTCCGACGACCCCTGCGCCATCGAAGACTGTCCGGAGCCGCGCTACTCCGGGATCTACTGCTCCGCCCACTATTCGCGACTGCGGCGCCACGGCGACCCCAGGCACATCCGCCGAGTGAAGATCTGCTCCGAGGACGGGTGCGACGTGCCAGTGCAGGCGCGGGGCCTGTGCACGAAGCACTACCACGCGGCCCGCTACAGGGGCGATTTCGAGGTCATGCCCTGCTCGGTCGAGGGATGCGGGAAGAAGGCGCACCTCACGGAGCTGTGCTCCATGCACTACCAGCGCAGGCGCCGAGGCGTCCCGGTGGACGCTCCGCAGCGACGAGAGATCGGTACGGGCCGCAAAGATCGGAATGGCTACATCCGCGTTCTCCAGCCTGACGGTACCCGTGTCGCTGAGCACCGGCTCGTCATGGAGGCGATCCTCGGCCGCCCGTTGCGAGAGCGGGAGAACGTCCATCACATCAACGGGATCAGGCACGACAACCGCCCCGAGAACCTTGAGCTGTGGGTGAAGCCCCAGCCCAACGGCCAGCGGGTCGAGGACCTTGTGCATTGGGTGATCGAGAACTACCGGGAGGAAGTTCTCCGGCAGCTGGGTGGTGATCGCCCCCAGTAGATTGGGGGTGGTTCCGCATGAGCAGTGACACTTCGCTCGTGTTTCAACCTCGTGGCGCGTGAGCGCGTGTCCGCGGTGCTGGAGAAGTTGAAGAAGAAGTTCGCCACCGCGGGGGCGGCGATGGGTAAGGGCATCGGCGGCGCGTTCGGCGCGGCAGTCGCCCCCGCTATGGCCGTGGCGACCGTCGGGGTGGCGGCCGGGGCGGTCTCCGCCGGACTCGCCGTCAAGGCGTTCTCCGCGGCGGCCGGCCCGCAGCTGGACGACGTCGCCGAGGCGTGGACGCTGTACGACCAGGCGCAGAAGGCCGCGGCCGAGGGCGGCGAGGAAGCGGTGGCCGCGCAGAAGGCGATGAAAGAGCACATGGCCGGGCTGCCGCCGGCGACCCGGGCCACGGCGACCGCGTTCATCGGGCTGAAGAAAGACTTCGGCGAGTGGTCCGACTCGCTCTCCACCACCACGATGCCGGTCTTCACCAAGGGCATCGGGATTCTGCGCGATCTCCTTCCGACGTTGACACCGTTTGTGAAGGCGGCGGCCGGGGCCATCGGCGGATTCCTGGACGACGTGGCGGTCGGGGTGAAGTCGGCCGGGTTCAGGCAGTGGGCCTCGGACATGAGCGCGGCCGCCGGCCCGGCCCTGTCGAACTTCCTCCAGGTCATCAAGAACCTCGGCGTGGGTTTCGGCGGGCTGATGCAGGCGTTCCTCCCGGCGTCGGCCGGGATGACCGGCGGGCTGGTGTCCATGACGGCCGCGTTCGCCAACTGGGGCACCGGGCTGCAGAACACGGCCGGTTTCCAGCAGTTCCTGGACATGGCCAGCACCGGCGGGGGAGCGCTGGCCAGCCTGGCCGGGGCCGCCCTCAACCTGCTCGTAGCCCTCTCGCCCCTGTTCGGCACGGCCGTGCTCCTCGCCAACGGCCTGGCGCGAGTGGTCAGCGCCATGCCCCCCACGTTCTTGACCGGGCTGGCTGCGGCGCTCGTGACCGTGAAGCTCGGCATGATCGCCTACAACTTGGTGACGGCGCTGGTCGCCGCGAAGAACACGATCATGGCTTTGTCGATGACGCCCGTCATCCTGGGCTGGATCCGCATGAATGCGGTCGGGGTGGCGGCGATGCTGCGGATCGCCGCGACTGCCACGTTTTCGGCGGCCGTCACCGCCGCCGCGTGGGTCGGCTCCGCGCTGGTCAGCATCGGCACATGGATCGCCGCGGTGGTCCGCGCCTCGATCACGGCCGTCGCCCGGTTCGCCCTGATGGCGGCCCGGGCCATCGCCTGGGCGGCCATCATGGCCGCGCAGTGGCTGATCGCGATGGGCCCGATCGGCTGGGTCATCGCCATCGTCATCGGCCTGGTCGTCCTGATCATCGCCAACTGGGACAAGATCCGCGCGTTCACCGGGCGGATCTGGTCCTGGGTCACCAGCAAGATCAGCAGCGCCATCAACAGCGCGAAGACCGCGGTGAGTAACGCCATCTCCCGCATCGGCGGGTACATCAGCGGCATCA